ACGGCACCCAGGACCGTGCTGTAACCGCTCAGGACTATGAGACAATTGTCCGTAAGGTATATCCTGCTACTAGCGATATCATTATCTTTGGTGGGGAAGATCAAGTTCCACCTGAGTATGGTAAGGTATTCATTGCATTGAAACCAAAGGATGCAAGTTACCTCACTTCACTAACAAAGAACAATATTGTTGATGAACTGAAGAAGTATACAGTAGCATCTGTCGAACCCGTACTAGTTGATCCTTCAATTTTGTATGTTGAGTTGACAAGTAAGATTTACTATGATAGAAATAAGACTGATGCGACACCTGCAGTTATTAGAGACACTGTGATTGGTGCAGTGCAGTCTTATCTTGATACAAGTGATACTGAAAGGTTTAACGGTAAGTTTAGATATAGTAAGGCAGTCGCTGTAATTGACGATGCAGACCGTGCTATCAATTCCAACTTAACATCTGTTACAATGAGGAAAGATTTCTTCCCTCTACTCAACTCTACATCTTATTATGAAATTTGTTTCCAAAATACGTTCGATACTGACTGCGACGATCCTGTTCTATCATCTACTGGTTTTAGGGTTACTGAATATCCTAATTTCGATGTATATGTCGAAGACAGGGCAGGCAAAATTGTCCTATATAGACTAGATACCGTAACTGGTGAAAAAGTTGTCCTCGACAGCGATATTGGCGATATTGATTATGTGAATGGTGAACTGAAAATGTATGCCCTTACAATCATTAAGGGTAGTTTCTTTGATAATCGCATTTCTGTTAGAGTAAAACCGCTTTCTAATGATATCAAGGCACTCCGCGAGGTTTATCTTGACGTTGACGTTGCGAATTCCTCGTTCACTGCATACAAAGAGTAAAGTAAATGCCTGCTGTAAAGACTAAGAGAATTTCCACTCTGATCGAGACACAGCTTCCTGCTTTTATTTCTGATGAATACGAACTGTTTAGTAAGTTCGTTCAGAAGTATTACGAAGCACAGGAGGTGCAAGGTGGCACATTGGATGTTATTAATAACATTCAGAAGTATGCTGACATCGATTTTTATGAGAAGAACATTCTCAAGCAGCATGATGTTTTAGCAGCGGCAGTTACTGACAGCAATACTACGATTACTGTCAACGATGCACAATCGTTTCCAAAGAAAAACGGATATATCCGCATTGATGATGAGATCATCTTCTATGCAACTAGAACAGACACTGAGTTCCAAGAATGCTCTCGCGGTGTTAGTGGCAACACATCTCTTGGTGACTTATATGAAGCAAGCAATTTTACTAGTACAAATGCCGCAGCGCACGTTGCAGGACAAAAGGTTTACAATGTAAGTAACCTATTCCTGTATGCACTAGTCAAGAACTTTGAAAAGCAATACCTAGGTTCTTTCCCTGAGAAGTATCTCAGAGGTGAAGTAGATAAGAGAACCCTTATTAAGAACATTCAGAAGTTCTACAAGTCAAAAGGAACTAAGAGTTCTATTCAGTTTATCTTCAATACCATTGTATCTACTGATGGAGATAAACCAGAGACTTACAAACCAAGAGATTTTACATATAAGTCCTCTAATTCTGATTGGATCAATGTTTATGCACTTAAGTGCAAGATTGTCAGTGGTGATCCTAAGTTATTGATTGGTAAACCAGTTATTCAGGAAGAGACCACTGAATATGGTTTTGCATCTGCTACTGTAGATAACGTACAAGCAGATGGCACAAGAGACGGTGAGCAAATCTTCAACATCATTCTTGCTCCTGAGACTGTAAATGGTGAATTCTTTGTATCTACAAAAACTAAACTCGCGAGATCCCTTGCAGGAACTGCGAGTTCAGGGAATAGAATTAACGTATTTTCAACAAATGGTTGGGGTAAGAAAGGATCTATTCTGATTGGTGAAGAGACGATTGAGTTTGCCGAAAAGAATGCAACTCAGTTTATTATCAAAAATAGACAACCATCTTCTGCATTTAGTTACCCTACTGATACCGAAGTATACAAACCAGTAGTTGTTCGTGGTTCTGGCGTTACGATGCTAGTCCTTGGTATTGTATACAACCTAGAAACTCTTGATACTCAACCATATTCTTCGGTTGGTGATCAAATCTTAGTATCCAATCCTGGTTTTGAGACAGCAGATCCAAAAATTGTCGATATTACAAGCAACCAGACACGTTGGTTGTTAGATAATGGTTCTTCTGTAAACATTCCTACACTACCAGCAGTTGCCAATTCTCTAAATGAAGTAACAACTAACGTAACATCTATCCACGAGGATGATCAGTATTACTATATCACATCTTCTGGTTTCCCATCACACAAAATTTTAGATGGATCTTTAGTAAGTGATACATTGCTAGATCAAAACATTCTACGTTTGATCAGAAAAGAAGCAACTACATCTACTGAAAGATATCAAACACCAAAAGCAGATACTTCTATTTTCCTTAACGGTGTAAGAGGATACAGTTATAGAGACACAGAAAGTATTCGTTATGGTGTATTAGAAGAAATCAAGATTGACACACAAGGTAGAGGGTATGATGATCCTCCATTTGTTCTAGTTGATCAAGTTCCTAGTAAAGCAATTGCAGTTCTTGCTGGTCAGGTTGTAGAACGTATTATTGTTAATACTACAGACATCTTCCCACAAACACCAACTATCGAAATTACCTCAGGTAGAGGTGCAATAGTTCGTGCTGTTGTTACTGGTGGTAAAGTAACATCTCTACAAATTGATAATCCTGGTGAATACTACTCTACACCACCCGTTGTCAGAATTACTGACATGGCAGGTAGAGGACGTTTTGCTAGTTTTACATCTATTGTTAATGCACAAGGTGAACTAACTGGTTTTGAGACTGTAGACGAAGGTAACTTCTACAATCAAAATACTGTTAAAGTAGATATCATTCCAGTTGGTGAAGGTGCATCTGCAAATCCTTTACTTAAAGAATGGAATTTCAACAGGTATGAAAAGATTGGAATTAATCTTGATACCGAAAATGGTTATGTCTTCCCAAACTATAATAATGTTCTAGAACATGGTTATGGTTATGTTGCTAATCCAAAAGCATTACGAGTTGCTCTAAGCGATAACATCAACAGTGCAGGAACTGAACCTGCAAATAAAACCCACTCACCTATCCTAGGGTTTGCTTATGATGGTAACCCAATCTATGGTCCATTCAGTTACGAAGATCCACTAGATGTTTCATCCCCCATCGTGAGGATGACTTCTAGTTATGGACTGAATAATTCCCGCAGTAACGGTCCAAATGTAAGCACGTATCCCCTTGGTTCATTTGTTAATGATTACACTTACACTCATAAGAGCGGATCATTAGACGAAAACAATGGACGATTTTGTATTACCCCAGAATTTCCGAAAGGAACTTATGCTTATTTCCTTACTATTGATAGCAATCAAGTACCGCAATTCCCATACATTCTAGGTGCAAATTTCTATTCACTACCAGTAGATAGTAATTATAATTCTGACATCAATCAAAATGATGTTCCTAAGAATGCTAAGCGTTACTACATTCCTGGTATGCCTAGAAATGGTGAAGGATTTATTGGTAACATTTCTGATGTAACATCAGGAACTATTGATGCTATTGAAAGTATTGCATCATCTAATAATTTCTCTGTTAATAATAACGTATATTTTAATAACCTAGGTACAGAGGGAACCGAAGCAGAAGCAAAGGTTGCATCTGTAAAAGGTAAGAGTGTTAACTACTTACAAAGTAAAGAAACAAAGGTAGTTAAGTTAACTACAATTCAAACTGCATATCTGTTTGCGAACGATACATTAAGACAACCAAGTTCTGGCGCTTTTGGTGAAATTGTCGGAACAGTTCGTAGTGACAATACTATCGTTCTTAAAAATGTCAATGGAACGTTTGATACTACTGGTACGTTCTCTGCTGACATTAAAACATTCTCTGTTCTATTAGATCAAGATAGTTCTTATACAGAGGGTGCTACTATAACTCTAACAAATGGTATTGATCCATCTACTACAACTGCTGAAGTTCTAGAAGGAACAAACAGACAGAACGTAGTTAAAATTAAGGTTACTGGTGGAACATGGGGAATTGATGATGATTTCTTCCTACAGTCCAGTAATCTTTTTGATACTATTGGTTCTAGAATTATTACACTTACTTCACTGAGTGATAACTTAGAACCATTTGAAGTTAATCAAAGTGTTGCTCTGGTTGAAACAAATACAGCACATGGTCTTGGCATTGGAGATAAAGTTGACGTTGATATCAATCCAGACGATGCTACAAAAACTAAGACTTATTATGTAAGAAAGAGAATTTACCAAACAGCAAATCTACTTGCACCAAATGCAAACTCTACCATTGACTTTACTGGTATTGGTAGATTTGAGGTTTTAAATGGTGGTGCAGATTATACTGCTGGTACATATAATAATATTGCATTAACTGGTGGATCAGGCACAGGTGCTACAGCATCGATCACAGTTTCTGCTGCTGGTGTTGTATCCAGTGTGCAGTTACAAGATGCTGGATCTGGATATGCTAAAGGAGATTACCTTGGTGTTGCTGACGAAGATCTGGCAAGATCTGGTGGATCTCTAAGTACACAAAGATTAGTTGTATTTGTAGATCACGTTGGTTTTGCTGCTGGTCAAACACAAGTTACTGTAAAAGACGGCACAAGATATGCTGATGGAGATCTCATCTCTATTGGTAGTGAAGTTCTAGAGATTTCTTCTATCAGTGGACAAGTTCTTACTGTCATTAGAGGTAGAGAGGGAACAACTGATATTGATCATTACAATGAACAACCAGTTACTCTATACAAACCAAAATACAATTTCTCTGCTAATCAACAGATTTTCACTGGTGCATATTCTGGATACATTCAGTCATATGATAGAGAGACACAATCTATTGTTATTTTCTATGATTATGCAACCGAGACTTCTACAGCAAATGCACTAACTCCTAGTTCTAGTTTCTTCGATGTTAGTTCTCAAGATAGACTGGTAAGTATTGATTCTGTTGGTCCTCTAATCTATAAGTTTGAGTTCTCTGAAGATAATACTACATTTACTCCTAATCCAGATATTAATGTACAGGAGTTCTACAAGTATAGATTTGACACGTCTCACTCTTCTCTCACTGGGACTTACTTTGATATGTCTCCTAGTAAGAGTTTCAATTTAAAAACATTAGAAAAGACTGCCTCGACAATTCTACCAGGAAACCCTGGCGCTTTCACTGATGTCAAGTTTGGTTTTGGTGCTAGATTAGCATCCAATAACTATAGTAAGAAGGTAGGCACAGACTTCACCAACTTCTACTATTTTGATAATAAAGGCATTGTAAATGCCGAGGGCAAGTCTCTTAGAATTATAACAGATCCACTGCAAGGTGTCAAGAATATCAATTATGTTACAGCAACTCGTTTTGTTTATGATATTGATAGTGAGCCTCTTTGGGATGGTTCTGGATCCATTTCTTATACTACTACTGGTCAGTTCGCTGTTGGTGAGATTAACAGTTATGCGATCACAAACCTTGGACTAAACTATAAGAAAGTTCCAGTTATTGATGGTGTTGATCCTAATGAAAAATTTAGAGCAACTGCAACTGTTCTATTCGATAGAGCATCTCAAAATATTGTCGGTATTAATGTAACTAATAAAGGATCAAACTATTCAAATCCAAAAGTAATTATTACTAATGGTGATGGCGTAAATGCAACTTTTAAAGTTGTTGTTAGAAATGGTGAGATCTTCTCTGTTGTTGTAGACAATCCTGGTAGAGGATATACGTTTGCTCCTGAAGTAGCAATTGTTGAAGGAGATGTTGAGGCATATGTAGATAGCACAACAATTGGTATTCCTAGAAGTATTTCTATTGTCAACAACGGTGGTTCTTTCCACTTAGATAAAACAGTATCTTCTACATTCTCATCCAACTATATTGTTAGTATTGCAAAGAACAGTGATACATCATATAGAAAAGGTGAGGTTGTTACACAGACTATTAATGGTACAGAGGTATTCAGAGCAACTGTAACAGAATGGAGAAAAGGATCTAATCTACTAAAACTTAGAAATATAACTGGTATTGTTAGAGAAAATGTAGAACTTAGAGGTATTGGTTTATATGCTCGTGGAACAGTCCGTAAGGTTTATGTTACTACGTTCAGTGAAGACATTGCTTCTTTCTATGATAATATTGGATACTATAAGTCCGACAAAGGGCGTTTGGGTGTATCTAATCAAAAAGTATTAGATAGTTTCTTCTATCAAGACTACTCTTATGTTGTTAAATCTAAAACACCAATTGATCAATGGCGTGAGTTAATTAAATCTACTACTCACCCTGCTGGTTTCCAATTGTTTGGACAAGTAGACGTTGAGGCAACTGCTGGTACAGAAATGCCAGCAGAGATGCCAAAGGCAGATCATTTCACTATCCTACAATTATGGGATCCTCAGAAGAATAGAATTACTGTTGAGAACACAACTAGAGTTGTAACTCAAAGTTTACAGAAAGTTGAAAATACAAGAATTCGTAAAGCACAAGGATCTGCTGCTACAAGTGAATTCTTATTCAATGAAATGCTTGCTTTTGAGGTTAGACTTTATAATACCACTCCTGGTTATTATGATGATGTAACTAATCCTCCAAATCCTGCTGATGCTAAACCATGGTGGTTTAAAAATCCATTTACTGGATATTATGATAGCGATGGTAGATTACAAGGAAAGACAACATTCGACCTTAGAAATGTAAACACAGATACAGTGTTTACACCATATGATGAAAAGAATTTGATTGTCACTCTAGATGGCGTACTGCAAGATCCTGGACTTTCATATACTGTTTCTGGTAGTCAGATTGTATTCTCTGCCCCACCACTAGGAGCAAATCAAAAGCAGACTGGTGAAGGAACAACTGATGTTACTAAGTATGGCGGCGTTAACTTCTATGCTAAGTACATTTCATTCAAAGATAATCAATACAACGATAAGCATTTTAGAAAATTAAAAAATATCTACCAACGTAATGGTAGATGGATCGATGCTGCAAATCAAATCGAAAGAAATATCGAGTTTATCATTGACGAGACTATTGGTTATGCACAAGCAACTCACCCATCTTTAGATTGGGCAACTAAGACTGATGATTACCAGAGAAACATCAGATCTATCTTAGAAGCATACGATCACGATCTTCGTTTTGGTGGAAACATTAAGACTATTGATTATACAGAGATCTTTAATTCTGATAGTGAATATCTGTATATTCAAAACAATAGATCTGCTTCTACTGATATCTTTGAGTATGCTACTAGACTAGCAAAACTTGCTATTAGAAACTGGGATTACATCGATGTAAACATCACATACATCCAAGGTTCTACAGTAATGAATGTCAGCAATACTGACAACATTGCTATCGGTATGTTTGTAAGTTCTGGTAGAGCATATCCAGAAGGAACAAAAGTTGTTTCTATCGATAGTGATACACAAATTACTCTTAGTCGTGCTGCTCTAGCAAACTCTGCTGGTGGCGGTGGTGTTCCTGCAGGTAACACTCCATTGTCAGGAGGTGGAACCACTGGAGTTCTACCAACTAGTACGGCATCTGTTGCTCCTGGCAACACATTTTCTGTCCCACCTGGTCAAACAGTTAGTGTTGGTGTATCTTTCTCTGGTACAGACCAAGCAACGTTCTCTTGGAGTAATCTAAACAATGGAACCTTCTATGATGCTGGAACATTAATCAATCTTAATAGATCTTTTATCATCAGTGCTACAGAAAGTTATCGTGCTGCTAATGCTAACACTGCAGTAAGTGCTGCACTTTGTGAAAAACTTATTGGGTCACAAATAGATGATATTGTATATCATTTGAGATATGGTGGCAACCAAAGATTGGTTCAGAACAGTAGGTTAGATTTCTGGGTTGAGACTGGATATCCTGATGGAGAAATTCGTAAGTTTACTACTGACGGTGGTATCAACAATCTAGATGGCATGGATCTAATTTTTGATTATGCTAAAGATCAAATGGTCCTAGCAATGAGAAACTTAGGACAAGTTACTGATCCTGATGTTCTGGTTGATAATCTAACACCAGTATGTGCAGATGTTGAAAGTGCTCTTGGAACTTTCTCTAGTATCAGTAAAGATATTATGAGATATGGTCCTGGTTATGTCATTGAAACTAAGCAGAATATAAACAAACCAGGAAACTGGGCAGCAAAACTAACATACAGCAATATCCATATTATTGGTGATCCAATTCTACCAGTAGGTGAGTGTGATGATGTTGTTTCCGCTACAGATTCTCTATTTGCAAATGTTAGAGATATTCTACAACAAGAAAGTGTAACAAGATCTCTACCTGACTTTATTGATGGAGAAACAAAAGAATTTGAATTATACTGGGAAGATAGCAGTCCTGTAAAACTTGAACAAGATGAAAATCTTTTCCTTACTATCAATGCAGTATTACAAAGACCTAAGTATACAGAAAATTATCCACTCTTCGATGCATACTTTATTGACAGAAGTGTAATTCCAAACTTGATTAAGTTTGATGTTGCTCCTATCTGGGATCAAGATCTAGGTGCTAAGTCTATTGGAGAACCAACTGCTGTAGAAAAAGTTGTTGGTGTAGGTGTAGGTAATTACAAGAGACTTACTATTGACTATGCTCTAGCAAATGGTGTAAGAACTGGTCCTTTCCTAATTCTAGATGTAGAAGATAATACTGTACAAAATATTGAGAGTGAAGACAACTTATATGTTTTCCTCGATGGTGTATTACAGCAGAAAGGTGAAAGAAAGTCATACACAATTTCTGGTCCAAATATTTTCTTTAACGTTCCTATTGACCCAGAAGTTAAGATTGACATGCGTTACCTCTATGGTAGAGACGTAGGTCAAATTCTCAATATCTATGACTATGCTCCAGACACATATTTTGCTAGAGCAAGACTTGAAATAGATTTTGATAGTTCTATACTCTCACCATATCAAACTTATTCTTGGATGGGAGATAAGATTGGTTCACCTATTCATGTATGGCAAGTAAAAGCAGACGGCACATATAATGTCATTGGTGAAGTATCTAACTTGTTTGTTTCTGGTAATACTTTATCATGGGATCTAAAGTCTCAAAATGCTAGTATTGACGAAACTCTCGATCTTGTATTTGGTGTAAAAGGATATTATAACAGAACTTTCGTTGTTGCTGTTGCTGATTACACAAATATAAATCTTGTCTATAAGACAGATGAATTGGGAAGAAAGGTTCTTGAAGATGATAATGCTCTTTGGTCTGGTACTTTCTTAGGTAAGACTTATAGAAGTCCATTCTTGTCACTCTCTAGCGGAGATCAAATCCGTGTTGAGGGAGAAGATGGATTTAGAAAGATCAAGAGACTACCACAAACTGCTACAAGTAAAGATGGTAGACCTGGAGAGCAACTAACAGATGATATCTATGGAGCAGTCTCAATTGAGACTTATACTGGTATTACTAGAGGTGAAGGTCTTGCTGTAGTTGCCACTATTGAGAATGGTTCTGTCGTATCGCTAACCTGGAACCAACGTAGTTACGATCCTCTTACACAACCTACTGCATATCAATATTATACACCACCTGTTCTTAAGTTCATTCCTAAGAATGGTAATGGTGGTGGTGCTAGAGCAAATGTACTAGTAGCAAAAGGTCAAGTCATTAGTGTAGACTTGATTGATGGTGGTTCTGGATATACCGAAGCACCACAAGTAATTGTTTCTAGAAGGTTTGATATCTTAAGTGAAAGAGATATTGGTGTATCACTTGTTACACTAAATCTTAACACTCAAGTACAAGGATTTGGTATGAGTGCCATTTCCTTCATTAGTGAGATTAGTGACGCTGGTCTTACTGGTATTTCTTCTGGATCTAGTGTATCTCTTGGTATTCCAATTTCTGAGATTGATATTGAGAGAGTATTCACACCAGATGAAATTGAAGTATTCTCTATTGGTGGACAATTAGATCCTCAGAGAGATGTTATTGAAGTTAAGTCTTGGCAGGAAACATCTGCTGCTGATGTTCCATTAATTGACACATTCCACAATGCAACAGTTGTATCTGCTGAAGTACAAGACATCGTTACTGTCAATTCTATCTCGACAGTAAGTAAGGCAATCACAACCACTATTGAGAATTTAATTCCTAATGATGCGTTGTCTAATGTCAACTTCTTTGAGACTGCTGCTTACTTACAGGTTGACCTTGCTCCTGGCGAGACAGTTGTATACATTGCAGATACCACTAAGTTTGATATGACTGGTTCCTTACTTATCGGAGATGAAGTTGTCTTCTATAATAGGAAACAAAGTGATCGTTTTACTCAAGTTGATAGAGCACAAAGAGGAACAACCGAGAAAGGATGGTTAGCAGGAACCTTCATTAGACAGATCCCAGAACTTGTATCTGTTGCATTCGGTGGTGTACTTGAGATCCAGAGTGAAAGCGATGTTACAATGGTCTCTGCTGGATTTGTAGATTCTGGATTTGAAAGAAAAGTAGAAAGACAAGTAACTGCTCCTGAAGAGTTGGATATTACCAAGTCTGCATTGGAGATTGTTCTTACTCCTCCACCTGGCGGAGTTGTTGATGGATATGAGGAAACTGCATTTATTGCAGATCCTGTTATCAAGAGAGACGGTTCTTCTGTTGATCTAATTGATGTACAAGGTCTATACTATGTTACTAAGAGAGATACTACAGAAGTTCAGGTTGTAAACTCCGTATTTGGAGTTGATGTTGGTTACATTGGAAAGTATACCAGAACTAATGTCGGACATACTATCAATCATTTTGATGGTATCTTTGATGATGGTTCTGCCAATGCTTCTGGTCTTTCTATCTTAGAATTCTCAACTTATTTCCCTGCATTTAGAATTGAAGATTTCACTAAGCGTGGTAGTTCTAGTTACACTATTGCTGGTGCATACTTCAATCTACTACCACCATCAATCCAGAACCCTGTTGCTATAACAAGTAGTTCTGGAACAATTCCATCCACTGTTCAGGTACAAGATACTACATTGTTCCCAACAACTGGATATGTATTCACCTCTGGTGGATCTGTTATACAATATACTGGTAAAACATCCAATTCATTCACAGGATGTACACATGTTAAGGGTCCAACTACCATTTCAAATGGACAACAGTTGGTTCCGCATACAATTACCTAAATATTGCTATAAATATAAATAACTCAGGCACAAACTTAAACGTCGGATAAAGAAACCCATGGCTGCTATTATTTCTGATAAGTTTCGTATTTTTAACGCGAAACAATTCCTAGAATCCCTCACAGAGGGCGCGACT